GTGCAGACCTCTTCCGGCAACCCGTTCAAATCGATGTCTTGCAAGAAATCATACAGGTTTATTTCTTCAGTGTGAAGATAAGCGTAAAGTGCTCTCCGACTCTTCCAGTCACCTTTCTTGCGAGTGCGACATGCCTCCGTTAACTCCGTTCGAGAGAGACCCAAAGCCTTGTCTGATAACAGGTTTTCTACTGTTACACCGGTGGGGTCTAGAGTTTTTCTGTACCGTACCGCAATTAGCTCGTCGACTGACGAGGCCTTAGAAACCTTGCCCCCGTTGCGTAAAGCATGGAGAACCGGGTGATCCCCTGTCAGAACCTCGGTAATGAGGTTCGGCAATCGACCGTGTTGCTCGACATACGACGCTAAGAACATCCGATGGAAGCTTGCGTGTAGGCGTTCTGTCGCGCGTGGATCCACCTCTTTCTTTGCGCACGACACCTTTCGATTTGTCGTGATACCCTGTACCACCCAGACCTGAGGATGGCCCCAGAATCTGTAAAGGCCGAAAATCTGGGTGGATTCATCAGGAGTCATCTGGCCCACCAAGTCGAAGATCTCAAGAACTGACGGATCCGCTAGTGCTTCGGCTTGTTCTATCAAGGATGTCCGTAAGGCTTTCGCGTAATCTGACGGATCCCCCACTTCGGTCGAGCCAGGGCAATGATGCAGTCGAGACACACAGATGCCCTCGAATTCCTTGACGCACTGGTAAGCTTGGCACCCGTGCCTCGAAAGCAAGCGATCCCCCCACAATAAGATGGAATCAGCGACGTCCGCACTTGGGTAACCGGGCGCGCGGCAATGGAAGGCTGCGTTTAAGGCCTCATACATCAGTGTCCGCTGACTGATTATATCCGCATACATGAGGAGATGATCGTAATCTCCGACCGTGTACCTCTTTCCCGAGTGGAACAGTACATATCCGTGTTGGTGCTCGATTGTCCAGCCAAGGAACTCACAATACAATGCATCTGTCTTCCTGGTGATCCGTTGGGCTGCTATCTGGCTCACAAAGTCCTCTAAATTCTCTCGTAACGATCGATAATGGACCAAAGTTCTCGGAGCTTCTAACGCGTCCAACCCGGTTGTACTTGGCGAATCCCAGAACCCGAGAGTAGCATTTACGTTGCGAAGCGCAGTCTTCGTGTGCGTGTCGCGGCCCCATTCTCGCTCACCGACCTCAATTCGTGGCATGAGTAGCAACTCTCCGACTACTCGATGAAATAACTCCCCTGGGTTGCCTTCGGGTATTCGGCCGAGATCTCCAGTAAATTGCCACTTTTTCCGTTTCTCGAAGAATGCTGCAATTTTGTACGGCACAAGCGGGGAGTCCAGGTGCATATTCGGAAGGTTGGGCACGTTACCCTCCGTCCGTTCATAATCGATCTCCAGAGTGTCCATGTTTTGCAGTTTTATTAAAACTGGACTATGTATTAGTGTTTCCCTGCAAACACCTTATTGGTGATATACGCTGATCGAGAGACTTTGTGATGTTCTTCACTAGAGAACAGCGTCAACTTCAAATCGACCTGGAGAGTATCGACTTCCTCGCTCAATTGAGCTTGCCATGCACGGACGAAACTAAGGTGCGTTGGGAAGATGGCCGTCTCCAAGACATATCCGACGACAGCAGAACGGTTTCGAGACTGCCACTCCGACAGCAGGGCTTGGAATTCTTCTCCCCCGATCATAATCTCAGCCTCCACCGCGTTTGCCTGACTCTTGCTGATGATCAGGTCCGCGGTGATCGTCTTAGATCTGCAATAATCATCCACACGTTTCCAAGACTCTTCATTGGCTGCACGCACGTCCGCAGGCAGTGACCCCAGCACAGTGCTCCAAGGACCGAAATACGGGATCTCCCAGTGTTTAAGTTGCATGGAGGGGAACTTGTTAGACAATTTCCTCGCCGACCCGCCGGTTAATCGCAGGGCGAAACACGGTGGTGCATACATTCGAGAGGGATCACATCGCGTCAACCAGTCTAAATCCTCGATAACCTTGAACTGAATGTCCTCTTTCTTACCTTGCGGCTCAAACAGGATTTCGCCTGTCTCGACATCCAAAGCGTCATGGGATAATTTCAATTGTCCGAAGAAATGTGTTAAGCCGAGAGTTCGAGAGTCCATCCTTGCGTAGGCGCTTTGCTCTTGCTATAGTTTTATTAAAACGAGTTACTTCATAATTCCTTGAGCATTTCATCGAGTCTCCCTTCTTCCGGGAATGCAACAAGGGTCCAACTCATCTGAGCTGAACGACTCCATGTTCCTGTTCGGACAGACATATGACTGTTGATACGGGATGTGATGCTAATACGGAATGCCGCCATTCGACTCTCGCAAGCTGAAAAGTCCTCATCGTACGATCGCATGCATCTGTAACCGTCGGGCAACGCTGCTTCGGAATCGGCACTCGAGACAGCGGCACTCTTCGTGCTCAGGGCAACCCCCTGGATGAGATAGCGAACTGAGAACTGGCCGCTTCCGTCGAGGTCGGGGTACTGATCCATTGGTGCACTCATGGCGCATGCCGCGAGCAACCACCCGATATGCACCCAATTGCCGGTGATCGACCCTCTCATGCTTTCCGCACAAAGGAAGCCAATGCGGCAGCGATCCTCCAAGTCCAATTCACGCCTGCTCGACAGGGAGATTGTCCCGTCGAAGGTGCCGAACAGCGCACGACCCGCTTGAGGTGCAAGGGCACTAGGAGTTTTAGGGCCGAACATTTGCGTTAGTTCTGTGGTTAGTTTTAGTTTTAGTTAAACGATTTAAATACTGTTATGTATGTATGTATTAACGAATGTATGTGTGTGCGGGATCGGGGATCACTCGCCTCCGCTCTTCGACGTGTGTTGCTTGATTTCGTCACGGACTCGCTCCAATTCCGAGATGTATTCATCTCGCGTGCCGCCGCTTTGCAAGGAGAACAAAAGACTAGCCACGTGCTTCTTGTTCCCCGAGGTGAGATCCGCGGTTTTGTTAGTCATGCAAAGCAGTGGATCTCCCTTGTGTCGTCTAGTTCCGGTCTTCGTCACGATGCCTTTGACCAACTTCGCCGCATCCAGCTGCCCTGCAATAGAATTCGACCACGTGTCTTTCTCCACCCGTAGCGTCTTGATCAACTCCTCGCGCGCTTCCAACTTCTTAGACAAAGCAGAGTTTTCTGCAGTTAGCGACGCAATCACAGACGTGAGTGATGTCAGCACATGTCGGACAATATCGTGGGGGTCTTCGCCGCGATGATCCGCTTCAACTGTCTCCACACGTAGCTTGTCGAACTGTTCCGATAACAATGGCGTCAACGCTTTCCCAACGTTGAATCGCGTCTCCGACGGGGCCTCCGGATGTTGACCGTCAGCGAGTTCTTCCTCCGTTTCTGCCAGTCCATAATCGGACACTTGACGGCTCGTCGCGATCATCTCCTCCATCTGTGTCTCGGAAAGGTGAAGTTCAGCGGCGACTCCGCCTTTTGAGGTAACAAGCATCTTACTGGCAGGTTTCGCGGAGGATCTAGTGGCTCGAGACATCTTCTGTTTGTTACCTTTAGTTTTATTAAAACGAACGTGATGATATCGGAGCTTTTGCCCGATGTATGAAACGAAAACTGTATTGTTGATATTATAAATGTTGCTGTTCTTGACGGATCTACGCCCTTGATCACATTTCCTCCATGTCCTCATCCTCTTGCGTCACGGAAGCTGCCGCCGGCTGGTCGATCTGCAATCTCTTACGCGGGGCAGCCGCTGGGGCCGCTTGCTCGGCATCTTTAGCAGGTAAAGCCTTCCTCACCGCTTTGATCGCCGGACCAACGTCGTCATCGCCGCCGGCTAACGAGGAGAACATCTGTTTCACCTGATCCACCAACAGATCCAGTTGCGCGGAGTCCAAACCACTCGCAAGCTTTCGATAGTTAGGCTCGATCTTCTCGGCCGGTTTTACAGCGTCATGGAGTTTGATGAAGAACAACAACGCCGTGTCATGCACGTCTCCGCCGCACCCGGTCATAGTTTCCGGGTCCAGAACGCGTGCGAATTTCCACAAGGTCTGACCTGGCGCTGGGGCATCCACCACCCCCAATCTAGTCAGCCACTGCGCTCGCTCGACGCCGGTGATCATGTAGACCGCTTGAATGCAGAGCAAGACCTTGAATGTCGGGTCCATGATCGTACCGTAAACTGCTTGGAACAGCTCCACAGTCGAAATTCTCAACGCCAGGGATGCTCGTCTCGCCAAAGAGATGATCGGCATACCGTAGAAAGCCAAAGATACCACCAGTGCGGCCGATACTCGAGACACCGCATCGGCTACGGGGTTGTGCGTCCACGCATTAATCGCCGTCAACAGGGTTCCCAACACAACCGCCGGTCGATCCTTCATGTAAGTGCATAGCGCGCCCAATACCTCTTGCCCGAACAGAGGTGCCACGTTTACGGTGATCCCTGTGATCGACGAATACGAACGGTTCAGCGTTGTGAAGATATGCCCCATCGACTCTCCTCTTTTTACGGCACAACGGAACAGTCCAAGACACAAGTACGACACGTAGTTGCGGAAGAACTCAGATCCCTGGGCGATCTGCAAGTTCTCCAAGTCGGTATACAAGGCGGACGCTGTGGCCTGCTTTCGCAAAAAGGAATAGGCCTCTCCGGACACGTCGGGGGAAGGTTCGAGCGTGATCCCCACCGGGTCGAACGCGGAGTTCAGGACTGTGTGGCCAAGCGTGTCACGATGATCACGTGCAACCTTTGCTAACAAGCACACCAGGGTCTGGATCGGTGCATCTTTCGGAGCCCCGGTCGCCCATCCAATGATGTGGTCGTAGTCTTCTGCGGTCGCCTCCGCAGGCTTCGTGTACGTCATATCACCTAGCATGGAATCCGACCAGTACTTATGCTGGGTGGTGGACGTCCACTTTTCTGCCCCTGCGAACAGAGACAAGTCCATCCGGGCGATTGCTTTGATGGAAGATGCGG